CAGAGTAGGAACTATCGCTAAAAAATTTTTGAAGAGATGAGTGTATTTTAAGCTGCGCCTGCAAGGTGGCTCTCCTTAAACTCGTCAAATATTAGAGCATCAATTTTCTCATTCAACCAGTATATATAAAACTTTTTATTAAAACCTACTAAAAACTTATACTCACTAAATGCTGCACTAACTTTATCCTCTTTACTAGGAATAGGGTTATCCTCGCCAGGGTGTGAGTGAAATATGCCCCATATATTACCATCATTTTTAACAAGAGCTTCAGGATCCAGTAAGAAACTAATTTTAGGACTTGGGGATATATTCTTGCAACGAATATACTCAAAGTCATTAGAAACTATTCCTACAGCTTCGAGAGGATAAGCAGACATAGCGTGCGCATTCATCTCTTCTACTAATTTACTAAACTTTTCCATCTATATATCCCTACTGTGTATTGCTGATAGTACCTACCATAAGGTGCTATCCAACTATCATGATCAATCATTGTTTGTAATATTTTATTTCTAGCAACATACATAGCACAGTGGTTTGTAACATTTGTTGCTCCTAAACTCATTAGTATAACGTCATAAAGTTTAGGTTCTTTGACTTTAATCCATCCGTACTCTTCTTTTGCCATATCATCCATCCAACGAATATGTGTTTTAGAATACCAATCTTCATCTATAATATTACAGTAATCTTTAGTTCTCCAAGGGATATCAATATCAAGTTCTTCTTTAAATATATGAGTGCACAAGTTAAAACAGTCTATCCCTGAAATTGGATCTTCTCCAAGATGTTTGTAAGGAAAACCTACATATTTTTTATACCAACTCATTGTGTCTAAGAACAGTGTGAAGCTTACTCATCCAATAATCTGAAAAAGTTGACACACACGAAAATCCCCCTTCTTCTATGTGTAGCATTTTAAGAGGACTTAAATAAAGTCCAAAATGAATTACTAAGTTTGATTTATCTGACTTAAAAACCATTACATCATAATCTTGAGCTTCTGTCAAACTAACTTTTTTAGCGTGTTGAAGTGCATGTTTTTCTACAGTTTTAGTAGAAAAAGATTTCATCCAAGCTCTAGACTGAGGATACTCAGGTAAGTCGAAATTTATATTTAACTCTTGGCTATAAAAATGCCTTATGAGAGTTATACAATCAAACTTACCGTATTCATGCTTTATTCCTAAATATTGCTGTACCATTCATCAAACTCTGGATAGGTTGCGCTGAAACTTTCATTTCTTAGTAAATCTAATTGTATATTTTGATTCTTAAATTTAGAGGCAAGGTAGGAGTCATCAGCACTTTTTAAATATTTTAAAGAATTAAGAATATTTGATCTCTCATGTGAGTTTAAATCTGTATTATATACTAAATTTTTATATTTTTCTATGAGTTCTTCTTTTAAACCTATAGGAAGTATAGTTACAGACTGGTGAGGAGGATTTACTAAGTTTGTTATATAAAAAGTTTTATTCTGCTTTTTAACCCAGCGAATTAAGTCAGGATTAGAAGAGACACTAAAAATATTATTAACTATTGAAAAATTAGAAATATATTTTGAAAATTTAGTTGCGTTTTTTTGAAATAAGTCCCAATTTAAACCTTTTCTTCCGTACTCAGCTCGATCGCTAAATCCGTCTATACTTGGCCACAGCTGAACACTTTTGAAGTGCTTCCAAAGGTCTTCTATATCATATGTTTTAAATTTAGCGTCATAAGATAAATTAGTATTATACTCTAACTCAATATCAGTGCAATTATTATCAACTAAAAATTCTAAAAGCTTATAATGCCCTTCTTGAACAAAAGGCTCTCCGCCAGCAAAATAAATTATTTTTATATGAGATTTTATCTTATCTATATCTCTCCAAAGATCTTCATTATTTGTCCAAGGGTCAAATACAGCTTTATTATAAGTTGATTTAAATATTTTTAATTTCTGATTCTCTTTAAACCATGAAGAGGAAGCTTCTGGACCACACATGCGGCATTTAAAATTACATAAATTACCAAATCTTATATCTATATAAAAAGGAGGATTTTTTACAGATCCATCAAGATTTGTATGTTTTACTAATTTCGCATATTGCTGAAATCTTGTATTTACCTGAAGTCTATGGCTTGTGGTATTAGCTTCTTCAAATTTATCACATACTTGACAAGCACTTGGAGTTTTACCGTCAAGCATATCAAGTCTTACTTGTTTAATATAATCAGAATTAAAAGCTTCTAAGGGTGATAACCCCTTACCAAAAAATTTTTCTTCTTCGGGAACCTGAGAACCAAAAGTATGACAACATAACGCATACTCACCAGTAAGGTGACCATAAATATGCATCCAGGGTAGTATACAAATTTTATTGTTTGGGAATTGTCCGACCGGTGGCAGGGAAACCTCCAAAATGAAGTTGATTATTTCTTAATTGGCAGGATAGTAAGGATTTACCGCAAACATCACCTGACACATCTGCAGCTATTGAATTATCTGCAGCTATAGGATTAGTGTTGGCATTAAGAACAGGAGAAGTCCCTGGTATAGCACCACCATTAGGGCCAGGGTATTGACACTCATCCCCCTTATATGTCCACTGACAAGTGTTCTTGTAATATTTGCGCTTTGGTACTGAAGTTTTAAAATACTGTAACCAAGATACTAGTCCAAACGTTGCAAGTTGGTCAGAAAGAGATTCAAGTTGGTCTACCTTAAACGTATCTTCTAAATAAGAGTCAGGATCTGCATCAGAATTTACTATAAATATAGAGTTTCCTGTAGCTGTCGATTCGTCTAGAGCATTGTCTAACACTAAAAAACGATTTTCTTCTATTTTCAGAATAACACCTGTGGTCGAGCCTGTAGCAGATTTAACAGTATCTCCTACGCGATATGGAAGAGTGTTTGTAACTTCAATAACATTAGAAGTAACAAACTTAACTGTGCTATGTTCTGGCCAAACATCTAAAAAGTTAGCAAACGTTGTTTTTACTCTTACTGCTGCGCCTAATAAATCACGAGAATCAAGTCTTTCTTCAACCCACGTACCTGATACAGATAGAGTTTCCCCCCTGGTAAAAGAAGCATTGGATTTTCCGTAGACTCCTACAGAGTTAATATCATAATCTAACCCTAAAGTTCGTTGAGCTTGGAGTAGTGATCTAGCATTTACACCTGTTTGATCTCCTACTGTTACAGAGGTAGGCAAGTCTGAAGGGCTTTGTGAAATAGTCCTAGGATCTAGCCCATGAACATACTCTCCGTTTACTATACCTACTACTGAATTTGTTGAATTATTACCTGATATAAAAGGATCTTCAATTAATGCGGAAATAATATTATCAACATTAAAAACACTTAAAGTAAGTTCATTAATCTTACCATCAGAACCTTGATCAAGTGAGGATATATTTACAGGGAAAGGAATGTATGAGGTGCCTCCGTAGGTAACATTATAATGAAGATCAGAGATTAAATCTCCACGAATGTCGGCAAAGCGAATAGGAAAATCGGTAGGCCAAGAACGGCCTGTTCCCCCTTCAGTAGGGTTTCCAGCTGCGTTTGGTGGATAAAATTCTCCTGGATAATATATTTCATAAAGTCTTACAATAGGGTTTTGAGTAAAAGCATTTTTTTCAGCAATAAAAGTGCTAGGCGATATAGAAGAGACAGTAGCTGTAGCAGTAGTCGTATTACCACTCATTGTATTAGCATTAAAAGGTATAGCTGTTAGTAAACCACTAGCACTACCTGTAATATTAATCGTGTTAGATTCTACAACTTCTGAAGAAGAGTACTCTTGAAGAACATTGTTAAGTTTTACTTTTATTGTATTTGCAGAAGTATCTACATTAGCTATTAAACCAGTAGTTAAAGAAGTTTTACCAATTAATACATTTCCAGCAGTAAAGTTGGAAGCATCATTAACTGTTAATACAAAATCATAATTTCTTGCTGTCATTAGTCAAACGTCTCTTGTAGTTCAAAGGATACAGTATAAAAGTTATCAAGTAAGCCTGCACCGTTTGAAAGAACTTGTGCAACTTTTAAAGTACCAGAAAAACGAGCATTTATAGTTCCGCTATCGTTAATGTGGGATAAGTCAAAAACAAAAGATTCAAACTCTCCACTTCTTTCGTTATAAAAGCTTTCAATAGCACTTTTTTCTACACCAGTTACATTAGTATATTGAAGTGAGTATTGTCTCTTTGACCTGCGAGATCTAAGTCGTCTTTTTTCATAACCTGACTGAGAGGTAAAAGTTATTGAGTCAAAAGATCGTTGAGAGCTTACACCATTGTCGGGTTTGCGGTCTGCCATGGAAGTAAATCTGTCAAAAGAAGTTACGCTAGAGTCAAAAACTCTAATAGATAGAGTATCAGGAGCGTCTAGAGCACTACCATCATCATCAATATCGATTCCTGCATTTCCTAGAGAAGAGGATGGAAAAGTAAAAGCACTTTCTTGCTGTTGAACACCGGATACAAAAACTAAAAATTCAGACTTTGCAGTAACAGTAACTCCTTCAGGAAACGCAAAAGCAGTGCGAGAACCATTTATCAAATAAGAAACACTATTAATTACTACTGCAGTAGTAGCATTAAAGTCTACAGCTCTAACAGCTGGAAAAGTTCTATTTGCTCTAAAA